ACACCGCAAGCGCCCGAGGTTGGCCATGAGTACCTCTTCGGTGTTGACTGGGGCAAACACAACGACTTCACAGTGATCACGGTGTTGGACTTGGCAACCAAGTGCATGGTGTACATAGACCGATTCAATCAGATTGACTATGCGGTACAGCGCGGCAGGCTTGAGGCACTGGCAGGGCGGTATAACCCTGTGACAATAATCGCCGAAACAAACTCCATGGGCGAACCAATCATCGAAGAGTTACAACGGAGCGCCCTGCCAGTGCGAGGCTTTACCACGACCAACGCCAGCAAGGTGCAGGCCATCGAAGCACTGGCACTGGCGTTTGAGCAGGGATCCATCGAGATCCTAAACGATTCAGTGCTGATTGGCGAGCTGCAAGCCTACGAGATGAAGCGCTCACCGTCTGGCATGACCACGTACAGCGCGCCAGAGGGCATGCACGACGACACGGTAATGAGCTTGGCGCTGGCATGGCAGGGCATGGATGTGCCGACCGGCTCACCCTTTGCGATATTCTGAGGAGGATATCATGGATAGACGACGATTGCTTGGGAGCGGACTAGCGGCGATGGCAGTGGCAGTGTTGCCACGTAGGCAGCTAGGCGGCGACTTGCGCGTGGTATTCGAAGGCATTGGCCCCGCGCAGACCATTACCGCAACGCTGGATGGCAAGCCGCTACCGCTGTCTCACATAGAGATTGAGTATATTAACAATGGGCTACATTTAAAGGCTTAGTTTATGGATCTGAGAGCCGCTTGGCGCGCACTAATAGGCAAGGCCGAGCCGGGGGCGTACCCGCCCAACATCCTGGCCACTGCCGAAGCGCACCGCTGGGACACTGGCAACCCGGTGACAGAAAAGGCGCAAGCCAAGCTCTACAACAAACTGAGCTGGATCAACGCCGGTGTGGGCGCCATTGCGCGCAACGTGGCTCTCCAGGATTTTCATGTCATGCACCGGGTGGCAGGTGAGCAGACACAAGAGATAGACAACCATCCCTTTGAGATTCTACTCGAAGCGCCCAACCCGCTCATGTCGCAGTATGAGTTTTTCTTTGCGCTCGTGGCATGGATTAAGCTCACTGGCAACGCTTACGTTCAGAAAAACATGGTAGGTGGCAGACTAATCGAGCTGTGGGTAATACCGCCCTACAGGATCAAGCCGATACCTGACGGCCGCAGCTACATCAAGGGCTACGAGTACGACCCCGGCAATGGCGAGGCGATGTTTCTCGAGTGTGAGGAGATCACGCACTTTAAGAACTGGCATCCCACGAATGACTGGGTGGGTGCGTCGGATATTCAGGCGCTGGCCATGGCCGCTGAAACTGATTGGAACATGGCCTCCAGCAACGCGCATTACTTTGACAAAGACAACATCAAGATGCCAGGAATCTTGATGTTCAAGGATCCGATAGCGGATACACCTTGGCGGAAGATGGCCGCTGACTTCAAGAAGGCATTGGGGGGCAATCAGAATCAGCAGCTACACATGATGCGCGCCATGGGTGACAAGGGCGTCGAGTTTGTGGCCAACGCCATCTCGAACAAAGACATGGATTTCGTCGCTGGCCGTGAGTTCGGCAGAGACGAGATATTTAGCGTCATTGCGCCCGGCTACGCCTCCCAGTTGGCAGTCAACGCAACCGAGGCCAGTAGCAAGGTCGGCTTGACCACCATGATGGATCAGGGCGTGTGGCCGCAGTGCGTAGCCATTGCACAGAAGCTAACAGGCGACGTATTGCCATTGTATGGCGACGGGCTGCTGGGGCAATTCGATGACCCGCGCATTGTGGACCGCATTATAGAGAACGAAGAGCGGCGCCTTTACCAGATAGTGCACACCGTTGAGGAGACGCGTAACAGGTTTGACGGTGACGAGCCGCTGGGCGATGACCGCGACTTGCTGTTGGTGCCCCAGGTTGACAAGCTGGCAGCCAGCGCAGTTGACGGGGTGCAAGGTGCTACACCGCCGGGGCTGAGTCCGTTTGGTGCGCCACCGGCAGACGAGCCAGAGATGCGGGTAGAGCTTGACGGCGACGATCCCGATAAGCCAGACCCAGACGACGAGGATCTTGAGGGCCTGCGTAACGCAGAGCTAGCCAAGTGGCGGCGCAAGGTAGTCAAGCGCGGCGCCGGCGTGTCATTCAATCCCGACTACCTGCCCACCGACCTGGTGGCAGTGGTCAAGGCCAGGCTGGCGCTGGCTGACAGTAGAGACGAGGTGAGAGCCGCCTTCAGCGGCCCCTTTCTAGTCAAGGCAGAGCGCACAACGCTGGGCGGGTTAACAGATCCGTTCGCAGCCGACAAAGACGCCTCGGAGCGCAGGATTGACCGCATCATGCGGCGCAGGCTCAAAGAGCAGTACGCCTACATCATACGCAAGCTGGGCGCCAAGCCAGACATGAGCAAGCTACCCGCAGACTATTGGGCGAAACAGGATGCAGAGATGCAACGCGAGCTGAGGCCTGAGATTGAGAAGCTGGCTAGGATGGTAACGGAGGCTATGATTGTCAGCGGTTAAGGCCATTGGCATAGACTGGGAGCAAGCCAACGAGGCGGCCATGGAATGGGCGCGCACCTACACCTATGACCTGGTGACGGGCATCAACGCCACGACCAGAGACAAGGTGAGCACCGGGGTGCAGCGGTTCTTTGCCGATACAGGGCGCACACGGGGCGACCTCGAGGCCGACCTGGCTCCGTGGTTTGGGTCGATGCGAGCCGAGATGATCGCCGTCACCGAGGTGACCAGGGCCAGCGCCGAGGGCGCTATCTCAACGGTACAAATCGCCAAGGATTCAGGCTTTGACATGGTGGCCATCTGGCACACCAACCGCGACGAGCTGGTGTGCACGACGATGTGTGCCCCATTGGATGACAAGCCAGAGGATGAATGGGCGGAGCTGACCAAGGGGCTAGTCAACGGCCCACCGCCGGCGCATCCAAGGTGCAGGTGTTGGATCACTCACAGGTGGAATGAGCCGGAGGCACAGGGGGCGACGCCTGCGGCGTCAAATGCCGAGATCAAACAAGAGGGCGAGCGGTGGGCGCAAAGCCTTAGTCAGCCGGAAGAGCTAGCGGTTAAGCAGTACACGGAGGCGGCGGCACGGATGGAGAATCGCGGGTTGCGCGAGGGCCGAGACCCGTTCCCAGACCTAACAAAGCGGCTAGACGCCGCGCTAGACAAATCGCGGACGCCTGCGCCTACAACGGCATACCGCACGTCTGGGGCAATCCTAGACAAAGATTTCAACACCTATCGCTGGCAAGACATGGTGGGGCAGACGGTTAGGGATCCGGCTTACCTGTCAACGTCGCTTTCAGAGCAGGCCGCCCGCAGCTATGGCAGCGAAGGCGACGCATTAATTGAGATTCAAGTGCCGGAGCAATCGCGTGCTGCCTATGTAGGCGCGGTGGGTCAGCATCCAGAAGAGCAAGAGTTACTGATTGCACGGGGCAGCGGCCTAGAGATTGTAAGCGCGCAACTGAGGAACAATATATGGCAAATAGTGGCAAGGCTGATTCAATAGAGACTAAGCGCGAGCGTTTTAGCTGGAGCCCGGCTGATTGGGCGCTCATTCTCAAGCCGCCCAAAAAGAAGCCAGCCAATGCCAGCCGATAGCATCCACATCGAAGGCCTCCAGGCCCTACAGTCAAAGCTAGGCGCCATACACGGCGCCACATACTGGCGGGCCATCCTGACCGCGGGCGCCGACATGCTGCATGACTACATCGCAGTTTATCCCGATAAGACCCCTTCCAACTTGCCTGCCGGGCCTGGATCCAGGTGGTACGAGCGCAGCTGGGGGCCTGCATGGATGCGCATGGACGGCAGCATAGGCAAGGTGAGCACGGCAACATCGCAAATCATGAGGTCGCGATGGTCAATCAAGGTGTTCCCAATGCACGCCATCGTAGGCAATAACGCTGACTATGCTCCATACGTTCAGGGAAAGGCGACTCAAGCGCCGGTGCACCAGCGCCACGGCTGGCGCACAGACAAAGAAGCAATCCGCGTGATGGGGCCAAAGGTTCAACGCATGGCCGAGATAATGGTACAAAGGGCGATAGATAAAGCATGATAATTAAAGCGGTTGGCGATTGGGAGCTTGACATTCTAGCAGTGCCATTCGGCGGGGCGGACAACAAAGACGCCGATGGCGAGTGGTTTGACGCTGACACGCTGTTTCACGAGGACAAATTCGGCCTGCCGCCGCTAGTCCACTACCACGGCTATACCGAAACAGGCAAGCCGGAGGGTGCGCCGGTATACCTTGGCAAGACCATCGAGCGCTGGGTAGACCAGGCGGGCATTTGGTATCGCGGCGTGCTTGACAAGACCATAGAGCTGGCTGGCCAGATCATGGATGGTGCGCAAAAGGACATTGCCAGGGCGTCGAGTGGCAGCGTAACGCACCTTGCACGGGTTGACGACGATGGCCACATCCGAGAGTGGCCAGTGACAGAGTTGAGCATATTCAATGCCATTGGCAACATGCAACCGGCGAACCGCCATGCCGTGGCCATGCCAGTGGCGAAAGCAATATATCTTGCGGCTGGCCTTGATTGGCCAGGCGAGGGTGGTGACCCAGAGACAGACCCAGAGGCGGCGGCGAAAGCTGGCGCGGGTTCTGTGGATCACACGGGCGATAGTGACGTAACGATAGCATTTACAGGAGACACCAAGATGGAAGACAAAGACATTCAGGCCCTGGCGACCAAGACGGCCCAAGAGGCTGTTGCGGTTGCACTCAAGGCCGACAAGGAAGAGCGCGAGGCTGCTGAGAAGCTGGCCGCCGAAGAGGCCGAGCGAACCGCTGTTGCGGTCAAGGCCGCCATGGATGCACGCGACAAAGACGACGCCAAGAAGGGGCGCCTGCCCGTTGTTGAGGGCGTGCCACACCTCCTCAAGTACAACGCGCCAATGAGCAACCTTTCGCCTGCTGATCTGGCGTTCGGCATCGACACGATCAAGGGGAAAAACCGCGACAACTATGTCAGCCCAGAGGCCTACGAGATGCTGGCTGCCAAGGTATTGGGCAAAGAGGGCGAGGCTAGCTACGCACTTGAGTCCCAGTATGCCCTCAAGAGCATGGGGATCAAGAGCGACGAGGTACAGTATAGCACCCTGAGCGGCTATGGTGACGAATGGGTGGGCGTGCTTTACAGCGCCAACTTGTGGGAGAAGATCCGACAGGCGGTGAGTATTCTCGCCATGGTGCCACAGGAGCAAATGCCAGACGGCTACGAGTCGATGGTATGGCCCCTCGAGGGCGCTGACCCTACGTGGTACAAAGTGGACCAGACAACGGCCACCAATGCGACCACGGGGCGCCCCGACGCTACGATCACCTCGAGCAGGATGGCCACCGGCAACAAAACCGTCACCGTTCTGAAGGCTGGCGTTCGGGCCTTGTGGTCAGGTGAGCTGGCCGAGGATAGCCTGGTTCGCTGGGCACCTCAGCTCATGCGACAGATTCAGACCTCCGGTGCTGAGAGCCTGGAGCACGCGCTGATTGACGGCGACACCGATGAGACGGGAACCACCAACATCAACGACATCGCAGGTACGCCTGACGGCACCGAGTTCTTTGTGATGCTGAATGGGTTTCGCAAGCTGGCGCTTGTGACCAACACGGCCAATAGTCGCCCGGGTGGCACGCTGACTGAAGACGATTACCTCGACACCACGGCGCTTTTGGGCGCGGCTGGCATGTATGCCGACCAGACCAAGGTGGGATTCATTGTGGATCCGTCTACTTACCGTAAGAGCCTGAAGCTGGCGGCAGTCAAGACCAAGGACGTTTGGGCACAGGCCACGCTTGAGGGCGGCCGCCTGGCATCGCTCTGGGGATTCCCGATTCACGAATCGGCTTTCATGCACTGGCTGTCAACGAACCGCCTCGCCAACACGGCTGGCAAGGTCAACATCGACGACCAGACCGCCAACACCACGGGCGCCATCCTGGCAGTTCGTTGGGATCAGTGGAAGTTCGTCTGGAAAAGACGAATGACCATTGAGACGACCAGGTTCGCCAATGCAGACACCAACGAAGTGGTGGGTATGCTGCGGTTCGGCCTGGCCTACCGCGACACCGAGGCGAGCGCAATCTCGTACAACGTAGCGATTTAGACTCTGATATGACAGCCTGATGCGGGTGGGGCAAGCCAAGTCCCACCCGACGAGGCAAAGGAGACAACGAAATGGGCAGCACGTATATTCTGAGAAAAGGCGTAGCCACACTGGGCGACCTCCAGGACGGCTATTCGGCTTACATGGGGCCGGGGTTTACTCACTTCTATGTGGACAAGTACACTGGCAGCGACAGCAACAGCGGGCTGGGGGGCTTTGACGAGCCTTTCGCCACGATCGACGCGGCTTGTGACGCGGCCAATGCGCGAATCGACTGGTCCAACTATCCTCAGCGATACAGCGTT